CCCAAGTAATAATCTCTGGACATAAGATGGGTGGTTGCACTGAAACTGTAAAATACCTACGAGAAAACACCTACCTATAATGCAAAAGAATACCGAAGAATTGTATACTCTTGTTGACCGAGCAATAGATGAAGCGATGCTCAATGGGAGATTTTTATTCAAGATGTATCCGTATTTAAAAGCACAGAAATGGACACGAAGAGAAGTCAATGACTTCATTGAATCCTCTGTAGCAGCAGAACTTAGTAACGCTGTGCTAGAGTTGGAAGGTTACATTAAAGGTGGCGATGCACAACTTAGGGAGTCCTATGGACACATCCCTAAACCAAAAGCAAGGAAGATAAAAACTTATCTTTATAGCATCCTAGAGGACGCTTGGAAGTATCATGCCGAGCGAAAACCTGGGAGAAAAAAAGTTACTAAATAAAGTACATCACGGAGTAGCCCATGCAAGAATTACAGTTCATTTACATGGCATTCTTCCTAACCGTCGGAGCATTCCTCTTAGGAGCCATCATATCTTGGAATCTTAAGGGGATTTTTGATACATGGGAAGAGAAAGCAGACTATGCTGCTGTTACTATTCATCCTGAGATGCAAGGAGAAGATGGATATGCAGACCCATCTGAGTTATTATACTTGCGCTTTACGGATGAAGATGCTACAATAGACGATGATGAAGAATCTTAGTTAGATTTTCACTATGAAATTAATGATTTCTGAAGTGCTTCGTAAGGCACACAATGCTAAAACAAAAGCACAGAAGATAAAAATCCTGCAGGATAATAACACACAGACTCTAAGGTCAATATTCATTATGAATTATGATGAGAGTTTGGTGTCTAGAATTCCCCCAGGTGATGTCCCTTATACACCTAACGAAGCACCTAAGGGCACAGAGCACACTCTTCTCGAGAAAGAAGGCAAGAAACTATACTATTTTTTTAAAGGTGGAGCAGACAATCTGCCTCCCTTAAAGATTGAGTCTATGTTTATTGCACTACTAGAAGGACTACATGCTGACGAGGCACAAGTTGTTATCTCAGCAATAAATAAAAACCTTCACAAAAAGTATCGGATTACCAAAGCGGTTGTGGAAGAAGCATTTCCATCAATCAAGTGGGGTAATAGAGGCAGGAAATAGTGAAGACACTCGCTACTGATTGTCTCATAGAGGCAGCAAACGACCCCTCCTTACCCTATACTGCATACCTTGTAGAGTATGTTGCACCTGATGGTCATACAAAGTATGATATAGTTATGTGTATCAAACAATCTGAGATATTCGATGCTTACTATGATAAGTATGGAAAAGGATTGAAGGCGATTACACAAACAGCAGGAAAGATTAATCCAAAAATATGGCAAGACCCCAAAGAGAAGAAAGCCAAAAAAGGCAAAAAATAATGGCAAACGATTACGTATTCTTTGACCCTCGTAAGAAAGCACAACAAGAAGCACAAGACGAGAAGGTACTCACTGAAAAAGAGGAGGAGAGACTTCGTAATGTAAAGATGGGAGAGCAAGCAGTTAAAACTATTGCTGACTTCACTGTTAAACCATTCGTATTAATGTTGGTATGGAATATGACACTACCAACATTCGGAATTGCAACCATAGGATACTTTGGTGCAGTTGGACTTTATGTAATCGCAAGAATTTTATTTAAGCATGACTAAAGTATGTTTAATTTCTGTAACACCTGACGCAGAGAAAACTATGGGTTACGTTGCTCGTGTGAGTAACCCAAAGAATCAAGACAACCCATCTGTAGAAGGACTCTTGAGTTACTGTATCAAACACAACCACTGGTCTGTATTTGAGCAGGCATTCATGACACTTGAGATTAATACCACACGTGCTATCGCAGCACAGGTATTGAGACACAGAAGTTTTACATTCCAAGAATTCTCTCAACGTTATGCTGATGCAGGGATGTTAGGTGACATTCCTACTCCTGACTTGCGTCGTCAAGATACTAAGAATAGACAGAATAGTATTGATGACATTGACCCGATTGTCAAAGCAAAGTTTGATGCTAAGATAGAAGAGCACTTCTTCCAAGCACAACATATCTACGCTGAAATGTTAGACGAAGGAATTGCTAAAGAGTGTGCTAGAATGGTCTTGCCTTTAGCAACTCCAACCAGAATTTACATGAGTGGTAGTGTCCGTAGTTGGTTACACTACATTGAATTGCGGTCAGCAAATGGCACGCAGAAAGAGCACATGGACATCGCTAATCTATGCAGGGAGCATCTTATTTGTCAGTTTCCAATCGTTGCTAAGGCAATGGGTTGGTGTCCTGAGAAAGGAGATTGTAACTGTGATGACAACGATGAATACTGGAATGACTTACAACCCTGTCTTAAAATATTATGATAACACCCCTTAACTTAGACCCAGACATTACATTTCCAATATCAATAGCAGTAATCACAATACTGTTAGCAGGGTATGGATTGTATAAAGGATTCTTTGCAAACAAAGGGTTAACTGATCCATGGGACGACCACGATGACTAATTCAGCAAAACTGCTCAAGAAAAGATACCAGATTAAATCTAGGTTTTATTATATTTTCTGGGGCATCGCTACAATATCTGTTGTAGCAGGACAAATCTATGTTGGTACAGGTTACCGACAAATGGCAAACACAGTAGAGGACTTTAGAAATGCCTACATATCCCGTAATAAATACTAAGACTGGGGAGAAACAAGAGCTTCTCATGTCTATGAAAAAGTATGATGAGTGGAGGAAAGAGAATCCTGATTGGGATAAAGACTGGTCTGCAGGGACTGGTGGTGTTGCCTACGGTGACCCTAAACAATCTGATGGATTCAAAGAAGTAATGCAGAAGATTCAATCAGACCATCCACGAGCGAACTTGAGTCGCTATACCTAAATTATGCCCGCTAAAAAGAAAAACGGTAACGGTAACGGAGCATTCTCCCAATATTCTGTTAAGCAGATGAAGAGAAGAAAACCTATTAACCTTGAGCACCTTAAAGTAATTGAGCCACTAACACCTAATCAGGAGTTAGTCTTTGATGCATATGATAAAGGACAAAACCTTGTCCTACATGGTGCAGCAGGTACAGGTAAAACTTTTATCAGTTTATACCTAGCAATCCAACAGGTATTAGAACCTTCCTCACCATATGAAAAAGTTTATATGGTCAGGTCTCTTGTGCCTACGAGAGAGATTGGTTTCCTCCCAGGTGACCATGAGGATAAGTCAAACTTATATCAGATACCATATAAAAACATGGTAAAGTTTATGTTTGAAATGCCTGATGACAATGCATTTGAATCACTCTATGCCAACCTAAGAAACCAAGAGACTATTTCATTCTGGTCTACATCATTCATACGTGGTACTACATTAGACAACTGTATTATTATAGTGGATGAGTTTAGTAACTTGAATTTTCATGAGTTAGATAGTATAATAACAAGAGTGGGTCAGAATTCTAGAATTATATTCTCAGGAGACTACGCACAATCTGATTTAGCAAAGAGTAATGAGAAGAATGGAGTCTTAGACTTCCTCAAAATTCTACAGACAATGCCTTCATTCACATGCACTGAGTTTGGTATCGATGATATCGTTAGGTCTGGTCTCGTTAAGGAATACCTTATCAGTAAAATTAATATGGGGTTTAATTAATGTTTAATTATGTGGGCAATCCTCCTGACTTAGAGGAATTAGAAAGTAAAACTCTAAATCATGGACGTTTCTATAAACTAGATGACGTTTGGGTACCTAGTGTGACAACTGTAGTAGGTCATCAATCCAAGCAAGGGATACTTGACTGGGAGAATCGAATCGGTTATACTGAAGCGGAGAAGATAAGACGTGCTGCAGCATGGCGAGGCACTAAATATCATTCTATTGTTGAATACTATTTAAGAAATGAATCTGAGAAAGTTAAGGAGAGCAAGGGTCTTGCCAAGTACCTTTTTGGGGCTAGTCGTGAGGTTCTTAATCGTATTTCTAATATTCATGCTCTTGAAACCCCTCTTTATTCTCGCAATCTCTATCTGGCTGGTCGCGTTGATTGCATTGCTGAGTTTGATAACGAGTTAGCAATCATTGACTTTAAAACTACTGGCACATTAAAGAAAGAGAAATACCTAGAGAAATACTTCGTGCAAGAAGCAGCATATGCTTACATGTATTGGGAGTTAACTGGTATAGAGGTTGATAAACTTGTCACCATATCTGTTGCAGAAGATGGACAGACACAGGTGGTTGAGAAGTATGACAAAGTCCCTTACATCAATACCCTCATTGATTGGATAAAAGATTACAGGTATTACACTGAGGGATTATCATCATGAAAGAAATTGAAGAAAAATTTATGACTCAGGGTAAGTTTACCGCTCTTGTTGAGAATCGTGTTAAAGATAGCAGTGGTCTCATCAATTACATTGAAGCAGTTACATCCATATGTGAAGAGTTAGAGATAGATGTCACTACAGTTAAGAAGTTGATATCTAAACCACTCAAAGATAAAATACAATGGGATGCAGCAAGATTAAATTATATTAAACGTACAAGTAAAGCAGTTTTAAACCTATGAATTCCGACGAAAGTTTCTTTGAATCCGATGTAGTGCAGAAAGAATTAACTGACATACAGGAGACATATACACAACTACTAAAAATATCAGCAGGACTTGCTGAATTTTCTCCTAAGGAGAGACTAGAGCACATAGAAAAGACACTCGAGTTGATTGCAAAACAAAAAGTATTTTACTCACGTCTTGCTCTTGCTTCACATAATATATCAGGAGATGATAACGATGAAGAAGCAAGTTTTGTTAAAGAAAAGATAGATACTTTATCTGCACAGTATTCGGGAGGACTAAATCTCATGCTGATACTACAACAGATGGAAGATAAACTCAGAGCTTGGAGAAAAGAATTAAAAGATGCCGAATCCTAATCAACTATACGAAGACGCTGAGAAACTCAATGACCTATTCGAGGAGTTGCTATGGGATGCAGACGATGAATTGTTGTTTACTCATGATGGAGAGAAGATAATCATATATAACACCTCGAAACAAGGGGTTGACAACTCCTAAATAATATGTCATCATAATACGGTGGCAAATACAACAAAACAAAAACCACAACGGAGAAATACAAATGTCATTCGCATCGCTTAAGAAAAAGTCTGGAAGTTTTGACAAGCTTACCAAACAGATTGAGAAGATGTCTAAACCTCAGGGCGCAGGACCTGATGAGAGACTCTGGAAACCTGGGGTCGATAAGTCTGGAAACGGTTACGCAGTAGTCCGATTCCTTCCTGAGCCAGACGGTGAAGACCTACCATGGGCACAAGTTTGGAGTCACGCATTCCAAGGTGCAGGCGGTTGGTATATTGAGAATTCACTTACAACATTGGGACAAAAAGACCCTGTTGGTGAGTTGAATCGCACTCTTTGGAATTCTGGTCTTGACCAAGACAAAGAGACTGCTCGTAAACAGAAGAGGAAACTCTCCTACTACAGCAACATCTATGTCATTAAAGACCAACTCAACCCAGATAATGAAGGAAAGGTCTTCCTATACAAGTATGGCAAGAAGATACATGATAAGATTGTGAGTTCTATGCAACCTCAATTCGAGGATGAAGAACCTATCAACCCATTTGATATGTGGAAAGGTGCGGACTTCCGTATCAAGATACAAACAATCGGTGGGTATTGGAATTATGATAAGTCTGATTTTGCACCTACTTCCACACTCGGAGGATTTGACGACGCTAAGTTGGAGGAAATTTGGAAGTCACAACACTCTCTTAAAGAGTTTACTGACCCTGCCAACTTTAAATCATATGAGCAACTAGAGGAGAGACTCAACACTGTGTTGAATAAGTCTGCTCGTGCTACTGTCCGCTCATTTGATGGAGAAGAAAATGAAGCAGTGTACGCTGAAGAAACTGTCACACAAACTCCCACACCGAGTGGATTTGGTGATAAAGTTAAAGAGTTAAGTCAGACTCCAACAAGTCCTGACCTTGATTACTTTGCATCACTAGCTGAAAACGACTAATGAAAATACTGGTTGCTCTACTCGCATCTCTAACTGTTGCACCCGCAGCAGAGGCACTTACTTGGAAGGAATTCTGGGAGCCATTTGTCGAGTATGGCAACCATTATCATTATGAAGTGCATCACTTCGACGACCATCATCACCACCACCATCGAGGTCCCTACTATGGAAAACCTCATAGATGTTGGAAAGAAAAACTTTTCAAAGAAAAGATATGGATACCAGGCTACTGGTATGATGGGCATTGGATAAGTGGACACTACAACGTCCGCACTACTATAAAGAAAGTACCCTACGATTGTAGGCACTAGACCCATATATTATTTGACTTTTAGTTTAAAAAAAGGTCGAAAAAAAACTCGGGGTAAAAATTGCCCTGTAGGGTTTTTCATAAAATTATCATGACACACTACAAACCGTATTCACCAGAATGGCATAGATATCGCTATCTTAAAGAATCGCTCGATAAATACTTTGACGAGTATGTCGAGAATGAAGTCATTCTTGCTGATATACATGATATTCTACAAACTCGCTCAGATGCTGCAAAAGCAGAATTCGAGAAAGTTAGTGAATTGAATGCAAAACTAAAATAGACTTAAAATGCTATCAACCCAATATCGCTTGCGACTTGAAAAAGTCTGCAAACTTATTGCTCAAGGAAAAGAAGTAGATTTGACAGAGATGATATGGGCACAAAAATTAGCACAGAAACATACTACTGCTGCAACGTGGATGAGACAAGCACGTCAGAAAGCAGCAAATCCTGATATAAGGGATGGTAGCACAGATGATTTTCTGAATAAGATGGGATTAGGCGAACCCGACCCATCTGACCAGAGGACAGGGTTCGACAGTGCCGATGATATCGGTGACTGGTTTAACCGCAAAAAACCTGATGATTGGAGACAACGTGACTAAACCTGTAGAAAACTACGAGCAACTAATTCAGCGTTTTACAAAACGCACAATGCAACTCTCTGCCAGACAAGATGAATTAAAAGGATGGTATGAAGAGTATGTTAAAAACGAAAATGACCTAAAACGTCTAGAAGGGTCAATGCAAGCAATACAATATGTTGCTTACGGTAAGATGCCTGGGGACGGTAATCATGATAAGTTTAAAGACCATAAACCAAATATACCCGAAAGATATTAATGTTACCATTCTTATTCACAGCAGCAGGGTTTTTAAACCTGTTATTTTACATCTTTGCAATAGGTTTTGTCATTTCATTACTACTAGAGCAATATCTTAAAGTCAGACCTTTATCTCCTGACACATCAATGAATGAGAGAAACATGTATATAGTCCAAAGCAATAGAAAATATTGTTGGAGACAAGCATGGATAACCAACATTTACTGGTTTTTATGTAATGTAGGTTTATATGTTATATCAAGGAATATGGCAACACCAACAGATAACTTCTGGAACGGAATATGATTTTCTGGATTGGATTCACCCTCATGGTCTTAAATGAGGGTTTTGTTATGATGAGGCATGTATCTCCTTTCTTTGATAATCTAAGAAAGAAGGTAATTAAGAAACTTGGTGAGAATCGGTGGTATCGTCTTCATGGCACTCTAGATTACACTTGGATAGCTCTCGTAACACTAGGATTAATAGTAAACTCCTACAGATTAATGCACTTGCTTTTTGTGATTGCATTCTGGGTGTTATCTTATTGTATATTTTATCTACCAAGAAAACTTAATAACCGCCATAACCGCCCTGACTAGACCCACTACTTCCGCTACTTCCACTACTACTGCTACTGGAAGATGAAGAAGACGAAGAATCTGTAGTATT